ACCTAATCTCTCGATCTACTGTAAATAGCTGTCCACGAAGTACATCAATATTAAGTTCCACCTGACTTCGTTTATTGGCTGTGATGCGTGTTTGTATCTTGTCTAATTGTGACTTGACCGCTGCATCACGTGTTTTAAGTTGTTGATCAACCTTTGCACTTCGCTGTTTAAACTCACCTAAATAAACCCACCATCGATATTGATCTACAGCTTTAGCTGCTGCACCAAGTGCACCAAGAAATAGGATAACGAATAGGATAGTGGTTAGTATGGGCGACTTTTTCATCCAAGACGGTACAGTCATTGGTATTACTCCACAGATGGATTTCCTTTTGTAGGATTACCAGCACCACTCCCACCAGGAACGTCTGTAGGCGGTGTTGGTTCGCTAACTGAAACATTAACTGTTCCTTCAAGCCCTACGATCTCTCTTGCCTCTTCTTGTGTTACAAGAGGAAATCCTTGCTGTGCTTGACGTGATAAGTTAACAACGGCCCGGGCCTTCTGTGCCATCATTTGGGCATCTTCAAGTGGTGTTAGTTTGAATGCACTAGGCCACTTAACAGTATACTCACCAGGATCAGGTAATACACCTGCAGCTACTGCGTTAGTAATATATGGGCGTAAGACGACAGGCTCCGCAAAGTCAATTCGGCGTTCTTCAATTCGATCAGCCCAGTTCGCTCTGTCAACCATTGAAGCAAGCTGCCCTGCCTCAGCACCAAGAAGAATCCTTTGTGGAATCCCTGTTGCTCCGGAAATGAGAGAGATGATTACACGAAACGTGCCTGAAGGGTCTGATACAGCCTCACCCATATGTTTAATAGTCACTCCCTTTGTTCGCATAACTCTGCGAAGTTCATGTTGATATTCATCGATCTCATCAGAAAGTGCTGCTGCGTCAACAGGCCCAAACTCCATTTCCTTATCGACATCTACTTGCATGCCGCGATTGGTCATCATCCAGTAACTCTCAGCAGACCCGCCAGCTACTTTAATAAGATCATCAAGGAGGTTATACACTTGTTGCATACGAGGAGTACCAAACACTTCATTCTCAAGCAGGTTCTCTGCAACATGGAGCACTCGTGAATGATGTACGAGAATCTCAGCACCCTGTGATGTGGATGATGGGATATTTGTAGAACTATCACCTTCGGATGGAAGTTGAGAAGGATCGATTACTTTGATTTTATATATTTCCGGAAGGGAGAACCGCGGATCCTGAGGATCTTTAACATACGACTCGATGCCGACTGATCCATCACCATAGGGTTGCAAATATAATACTTTACGCTTCGCCCCACGAGAAACAGGTTTCTCAAGCGAACGTCCATCATCGAATCCGGTAAGCAATACAGAGTATCTACCTAGACCAGCCAGTTTGTCAGCACGCTCAAAGCGTGTCCACAAGTTTGTTTGACGGGTATGAGTATCCCAGACAGTAGTGAAATCTTCATTTTCAGTTATGATTGTCGGACTACCTTGCCAAGTTGCTGCGGCTGGTGCATCAATAATGCGCGAGGCTATATCTTGACGAACGTACTTTGCAATATAGTCTTCGTATTTGATTACACTTTTGTATCCGAAGATTGCATAAAGATCCCGCTTTCCTCCGAATTGAAGACCTGCACGTGCAGCTAACGCAGCACGACTCACCGTTGCACTGATTAATGCACGGATCTTATTAAGACTGATAGGTTCAGACTTGGAGCGTTGCTTTGTTACCATTTCTACGACCCCATGTTACACCCGATGTATACTCACGATCCGCAATTTTCATGACCGTTGGTACTTGTGGGTTGGTTATACTCTATTACCTTTACTCATATTACACAGTAAATGTGCTAATTGAATGTTATTCCAAGTATGTGACCCACCTAAACTGACAGGTATAACATGATCAATGGACGCGTCTTGGTGTGTACATTCTAGTGTACATATACCGCAAACACCCATAACCAACTGGCCGTGTTTTAGTTACTTGCCCTTTGTAGTACTCACCCTCTAGTTTATGTTGTTTGCACGTAGAGCATCGATAGGTTAAGGATACAGTCATCATATCCCCTTCCTATGTAATAGCGTACCTGAATTTTTCCGACCCCAAACCACACCAGATACATATTCCTGCTCGCCGACGGTCATAACTGTCGGCACTTGTGGTAAGGTATCCCTCCCCCAAACAACGCCAGTATAGCGAGGTTTGTATAAATAGTTAAATCCACCTGCAGTAGCATCAACCTGATCGTCAAAGTCGCCACCCGGGAATGATAGAAGTTCGTCCATGAATGGTTGATTCCACGGAGCTTCAACCATCCGCATTTGGTTATGTTCGCATGCAGCTAAAAAGTTCTGTGCGCGGGTAATCTTTTTAGTAGTCGAAGGATATCCATCGACTTTATATCCTTTAAGAATCTGGTTCTGGTAATAAGAGACTACTTGTTTACCTGAAGCTCCTGGCTCTTGCTCCATACCGATTGGGACTTCCGGCCCATCCTTCTCTGCTGTCTCCCGTACTTTGTCTTCAACTTGTGCGGGTGACATTTGCTTACGTACAACGTCAAGGATATATGTGAAACCTGTAGCTCTCTCATCTCCGAGTAACACCCCGGCGGTGTAATCACCTCCTCCCTCGGTTCCAGCCATATCCCAATAACGAATCAGCCGTAGTTGGCTACGTGGTGGGGGCTGTGCTAACTTGATTGCAGTAATTTCCAGCCCAGTCCGTGGGATCGGCTTCTGTTGATAGACTGACTGCCAGTAATAATTTAACATGGAAAGACGACGGAGTTCCAAATCCTCAAGATCATAACGTTCAGGCCAGAGAGGTGCACCTACAGGACGACCAAGTAAATCACCTTCAAGTGCTATCGCGGGGAACACAATATGTTCCCATACATCTCCTGTATACTTCTGGAGCATACCAATGAGATCATTAGGATCCCATCGGGTAGCAACGATGATCGCCGACCCTCCAGGCTCTAGACGTGACATAGCTACAGTAGTGAACCAGTCAAAGATCTTGCGACGGACTGTATCAGATGCAGCCTCTTCAGCGTTCTTGAGATAATCATCTAGTAATAGTACATCTGCACCACGCCCATACGCAGCACCACCAACACCGATGGAGTACATAACTCCACCTTCTGTTGTTGTCCATTGCGAAACTTGCATCGCATCACGTCGAACTTTAAAGTTTAAGTTAGCTTCGTGCTCCATGGAGAAATCACGAGCCTTCCGTCCGAAGTCAGTTGCTAGATCAGAGCCATAAGATGCCAGCATTACACGAGCACTTGGCAACCAATCGAAGATCCACGGAGGAGTATGTACTGAAAGAAGCTCGGACTTACCGTGACGAGGCGGAAATGAGAAAACTAATCGTGCGTTACCACGTCGAATAGATGTTGCGACCTTCGCAGCTGCATACATAATATGCGGAGGGGTGAGAAAAGCGCCGCCAGTCAACTTATTAGCCATAGTAGCTGGAGTGAGACGCCAACTATCACCTGCCAATAATTGCTGGGCTGTAATCCTATCAGTGAGGCCAGTCAAGACTTGCACCTTTAGCTAGGTTTTCTGCTGCAGGAATAAAACGGAGGTTCTCTTTAGCCCAACACCTTTGAAAACTATTATCTTCGATCGTAGTGCACCCAAAGGATGAGAGTGGGATCCGGTGATCTAGGTGATACCCCATATCCAGTGCGTGGCGGCAAACGATGTCTTCCCGCGCTTTGAGATCCCGATCAAGATACTTCTTAAGGTTAGCGATTCGGTAACCCAAAGCCTTCTCGAGTACTTTAACCGTTTGAATGTCTGCTGGACACGCTTCACCGAGCTGATCTTGAATACGACGAGCAATGTGATGAGCCAGCCTGAATTCGACATTCTCCTTGAACCTCTTTGTCTGCAATCCTTTTCGACAGAGCTTACAGTATGATTGACGCCCATCCGATGCAGAGGTACTTACAGCGAATGCCCCTACATCTTTAATCTCCCCACATTTCGGGCATTTCTTGCGTCTCATCTCTTCCTCTGGACATGCCTTAACGGTTAGGAGCAGGCATTAACGGTTAGGAGCCGGCTGGTGGTGTACCTGGATTATTGGCTTTGATCACAATCTCCTGCAGCATCATTGTGGCATCTGGGTCACGAAGTACTGCTTCAAGTGCTGCATTATTCTCACGGCCGATTTTACTAGGATCTAGACCATCAGCTTTAGCCATCTGTCGGATAGTAACTTCGACAGGGGTCACACCACCTGCCTGAGGTTGCCCATTCTTATTAACACTACCACCTGTTGCGGAGAGCCCATGAGACATCCGAGCGATCCCAACAACTTTGCCTAGTGTGTCGATAGCAACCTTAGGTGTGAGGAGTTCGAGGAACATATTATTCCCCTCCTCATCTTCTTGTTCAAAGTACATCACTAACTTTTGGAGGAGCGATTCTGCAATTACACCATGTTGATGCTCAAGTTCAATACCCGCCCGCTCACGCGCCCGTCGCCTAGCAGCTTCTTCAAACAGGTCGAAGGCTCGTGCACGTGCTTTCCAATAGTTGACATCGAACATCTCTTGCAATTCAGCCATCGTAGCGGCGATGCTATCAATGTTCTCTAACTTGAATAGTTGACGGGCTCCCATACGCCCTTGGTCTAGGTACGCTTCGAACGCCGTCAGCGCGGCAAGCGATTCGAACTCTAATTGCGACCAAAATGGCCGCCCATCAGGCAACGCTGGAAAACCCTCGTCATAACTTAAGGGCACATAAGCTACTTCAAGGATACGATCCAGTTCGGCAGTCGCTGACGTTACTGTAGGCAGGGGGCCACCTACATCGAGTTCGATATCTGGGTTCAAAGTTCCATTACCGCTAGTAGGCTCTAGCACCTCCAAAGCGGGAGGAAGCTCTTCGGATAGTACAGGACTCTGTGCCCCATTCGGCAGCGGCGTCAGGGGTAGCAATCCTGCACTGTTGGTGCCACCATTCGGATACTGGTCTTGTGGGAGCCCGCCGTCTTGCGGCAGCAGTAAGTCTGCTGGGATCAGATCCGAACGATAAAAGCCTTCAGGCAGCCCAAAGGCGTTCTCAGGGACTCTCTTCATGAGACGCCGAATGATCAGAGCCTTGTTTATTACTGTGGTCATCATATATCTAATATAATAGGGTCCGAGAGTAAAATCAACGGGTCCGATGAGCTCTAGGAACGAGCCTAAACGGGCCGGTAAGCCCTAGTTAGATCGGACTAACATATTTAAGTTGATTTCCTCTGAGAAATAAATTAAAATAATCTAAATGAGAGATTACCATAAACAAGAAAGAAAGGAAGTTATTATGACTAACCCCGCAACTGAAGCATTGAAACAATCGTTCCTGGGACCAGATGTCAACAAAATAACTCTGCCTGCAGCACTTGAACTGTTCAAGTCCGCCGTAATAGAGGTAGATCCTACGATTATATTCACCTCTGCCGATGTCCGTAAGTGGGCTACAACCTATCACGAGATATCCAAAGAGCTGAGGCTCCCAGACAGTGTGCTCAATGCATACAGTGTAGGTAAGTACCTGCAGATACACTTCATGGAACTTGGCTTCATGCAGGTCGGTAGATACGGCAACCGCATGCGTTACATGCTAACACCACCCAAAAAGGAAGGAGAATGACATGGGTATTGTACTAATCACCAATTGTACCGCAACACAGAGCCAGCCTAGTGCAAAAGGGTGCTCCGGTCTCGAATTGGATCGCCCGCAGATCATGACTGAGGTCGCAGAGCAATGGGGTAACACAGTAAAGCAGCACAAACCGTCAATCACACCGGCACAGCTGTATCGTGGTATCGCGTTCGCCACGGTTACTAAGATCGCGGCGGTCATTAAACGTGAAAATGTGTTCATCTCCTCTATTGGCCAAGGGCTCGTGAACCTTGAGCAGAAGATCGTTCCCTATGATTTGTCCATCGATGTTAGCCACAAGCACAGCTTAACCAAGATCGTGACTGAGGAGAAGTTCTCTCCCAGCTTCTGGTGGCAACTTGTCAATAAAAACCTGCGCGACGTCGATGATCCCATCACTCAGCTAGTACAGCGACCGGAAGTTGATATGGTCGTAGTCGCCTGCACCACACGGTTCCTTGCAATGTTGACCGAGGATATCGTCAATGCACTAGCCATCACCGTGGATGGTCCGAAGAAGCTCCGGATACTGGTCACATCGGAGGCTAACCTGTCCTCGAAGCTTGCCAATAACGTGATCAAATACGACAGCCGTATTGGTATTGCAGGTACCGGTAACCGTAATGATGTGATCCAGCGTGCTGCGCTTCACTTCATTGAAATGTCCATCGGCTTGGATTTAGGTATTGATTATGCACGGAAGATGGTCAACGAGGCACTTGATAAGCTTGCACCAGCGCCAACTCGGGACCCTGACGCAAATATCGATGCAATCACTGCTCTACTGAAATCGCAGAGTGTACACATCAGGGACAAGCATCCCGATGAGGTGTATGTTGCATTACAGAAGGGTGGGATGCGAGCGACCTCGTCGCAGTTTCGTAAAGCGTGGCGATCCGAGTTCGGGATAGGCAAAGCTACTCTCAAGAAGGACAGCAAGAACGCCGTAGCTGCTCTAGCTGGGCTTAATCTAAACCGTTCGGCTGCAGGTACGTCGTTCAATGATGAACAGACTGCACTTGACGCGATCAAAATCTTCCATGAGGTACTTGTCGATCAAGCGCCTGGCGCCAGGTTCTCGAGTGCTGAGGTTCACACTTGGGCCATCAAATACTTCGAGTCCCTCGATGAGGTGTGCCCGACACAGCTGAAGAGTGTCAATAAAACAGCGCACATCCTCAAGACATACCACAAAGAACTCGGATTCACGCTGACCTACTCAGCACCAGGTGGTGGGGGCCAAATCTACATGCTGAAAGGAGAAGGTAAATGAAACCTAATAAGATAGTTCTCAAGATCACCGATGACATCGATCCGAGTGAGGTTTTGTGCACCACGTACCAGATGCGCAACATGTATGCACAGTTCGGTGACGCCTTCGCGTCCCGGCTAGACATTATGAACTACATCCAGCATCACGCTGCAGTCCTACGAGCGCCCGCTAACGCGTTGGTGCTGGATGTTTGTTGTGGTCGATGCCTTCTCTTGCCGCTGCTCCGATGGAATCGGAAAAACATACGGGGCTACATCGGAGTTGACATTGAACCGAACAACTACATCGAGGCTACCAGGAGATCCGCGACCAAGGATATCAGGGATAAGAAGCTCGCGTCCAACTGGTTGGGAGAAGGCGACCCCTACTACCCGTTCGAGGTTCACTTTATCGAATCGAATGTTGCGGAGATGTCATATCCTCTCCGGGAGAAAGGATTGACACCGGTTGACTACGTGGTTTACACTGCCGCGATTGAGCACATGCAGAAGGACGCCGGCCTTGAATCTCTAAAACAATGTTGGGAAGTGATGCGAGGAGGCGCCGAATTATTCTTATCGTCGCCAAATACCTCTGAGAAACGTGACCCCTACGATACCCAGTACGCCGCTCACCTATATGAATGGCCAAGGGAGGAGCTCAGAGACGCGCTTTTGTCAATAGGGTTCACTATTATCGATGAATTTGGCTTGGTTGCTAAGACCCGCGGCTTCGTTGAGAAGCTACAGCGCATTCGTCCCGACTTGGTTCCCATCTTCAACCGTCTGAGCAAGTATCTCCCATCTGACTGGCTATATTCCCTCTTCCCTGTACTCGTTCCTGAAATATCCGATGAAATCGTATTGATAGCCAGAAAGTGACTGGGAACGAGCCAAAACGAGCCTGAACTCCGATAAGGCTCGTCATTAGACTATAACTATGACTAGCATTATGACTATTGAGATGAACACTAATTTGATTTATAATAAAATTTATGCAACTCCAACTAACTATACAGAAGGAATAATAACATGTTTGACGACAATGATGATGGTGGTGATGCGAGGTCAGAAGCACGTGAAATTCTTAAGGACAAGCGTTTCCGAATGACTCTGTCGAACAACCTAATCGATGGTGAAGCCAGTAATGAAGCAATTGACATCTCCCTTGTCAAATGTTTCCCCAACAGACCATATGGCGATGTCGAAGATGATTTCTACCATGAGCTTGTTACTGCTGTTAGTAGGATCCTTATAGATGAGGGTGCAAAGTAGACTATGGCCTGGGGTTTGTACAAATTTTCAAAATATTTTGTGGGCCGCTTACGCGAAAGGGTTATAATATTATAATCCGCAGAGTAAAATTAATATAAAATAACTTAAATAATTGTTGTCGTCTCTGTGCAATGGAGAGTATTATCTATTTATTGAAACACAAACCAACCAACCAAGGAGACTGACATGTCAAAGACACAAACCACCACCAAACAACATACCGACGCTTCCAAGTACGACGACCTGCCGACCAAGTCAGCCAAGATCCGAGCAATGGCAGCTGATGGATGGTCTCGATCCAATACAGCAAAGGCGCTCAACATCCGATACCAGCACGTACGTAATGTGTTGGTGACTCCGCTCAAGCGGAAGAGCTAAGCTGTGAGGAGAGGTTCCAGGTAGGAGCCTCTCCTTTATTAAATAATTTAGGTTATTTTATGTTAAATTTAGGTAGGTTTAGGTAATATAATGAGGGAAGGGCTACCTGGTACCACTAGAAACCGCCCGAGTTTTTTTGGAACCAAATCGCTGCCTAAGGACCAGGTACGTATGATCCGAAAGGATCTAATCTACAAACAGTCTCCACGGGCGGCCCGACAGGGCCCACTAGGAACGCCTCGAGTTTTTTGGTGCCAAACTTTCTCATGGTTGACCAGCGTTTTGACCGAGATTGACCACCAACGGTCGCATTATAATATTTATATTGAATGGTTCCAAACAAATCTAACCAAGGAGCAAGTCATGAACCAATCGACCAAAAAGACCACCGAGACCAAGAAGACCGTGGGCACGAAAAAGTACGACGGTCTCCCGACAAAGTCGGCCAAGATCAGGGCCATGACCGCTGATGGGTTCTCCCGGTCCCAGGTCGCCAATGCCCTCGGGATCAGGTATCAGCACGTCCGAAACGTCCTTGTGACCCCATTGAAGCGGTCCAAGTAACCGAACATAAAAAGGGGCCTCAAGTTTGAGGTCCCTTTTTATATGTTCATAAGGACCAGGTCTGTAGAGCTTTACGAACCTGCTCCAACTGTTCGCCGCGGTCTACCTGGTCGTTCTACATACCGCCCGAGTGTTTTTGTCCTAGTCTATTTAGACCTCCTTAAAGTGTTCCAGGTAATGGGCAATGTTCTCTGCCCATGTCTCCTCGACCAGGAGGTCCAAAATCATAAGGACCAGATCATTACGGTCGTTGCCCTCGTCGATGACCTGATACATAATCTTTTTGGCCTCGTCCGGTGCCTCTTTCATGAGGACCGCAGCCTGTTCCAAGTATGTCATAGTACTCGCTCCTCTTTGGTCGTGACCGACAGTACGAGGCTCATGTCGACCATGAACTTTAATATGGTCTCTAGTTCCTCGGTTGTAAAGCCCTCCCAATTACCGTCGTCGGACTCGTTAATGTACCAACGTACGTCTTTGGGCAGATTCTCGTCCTTGACCAATAACAATAGATGGTCAGTGACCTTGTTCCACTTGTTCATGACTAACTCCTTGGTTCAAACTATTCAATATAATTATTATATAGCGACTATCAGCGGTCACTCAATAGTCAAATTCTGGTAAAACGCTGGTCGGCAATTATAACCTGGTTCGCTACGGGCGACCACTGACCAGGTACTTAGTAGCCTGGTCAGTGGCCAGTGGCCAGTGGCCAGTGGCCAGTGGTCTATTCCTCGACGATCATGTCAGTTGACTGGAGCCAACAGTTCTGGACGAAGAGATGATCCAGTTTGATCACCTCCACTGTCTTGTCGATAGTGTCCTCGGCCTCTTCCTGTCGTACATAGTTGTTCAAGGTCTCTCTCGACGTGGTCAAGAATGCCGAAGTCTCATCGGGCATGCCGTTGATACGCACGATGACAAGATGTGTGCAATTTTTGGCTGTGGTCATAGTAGTCTCCGGTTGTTATTTTATTTAATATAATTATTATATAGTTGCCTACAATATGGTAGCAATGGTCAAAATGCTGGGCAATTATATTATTTAAGGGTCACAGAGGGCGACCTTGGGACCAGGTACTTATGATCACTAAGTAATAGGTCGCATGTCCCCTAGGACCGGGTCTGGTTGGGGTTGTTAACCTGGTCCACTAGGTCTGCTACGAGTTTTTTGTTCCCGAAACCTACGGGCCAGTTAACAGGACCCACTAGGTTTGGCTCGAGTTTTTTTGTTCCCAACTTGAAGGGAGGACCCACTAGTAATGCTAAGAGGTTTTTCAGAAACAAGTCGGTCATCTTTTCTAACAACTAATAATTGACTGCCATATGTAGTTTATGTAGTTAGTTAGTTGTTTATACTATTATATATTATTTTCTACCTATATCAATTAGCATATTCTAATCTACAGGCATTATATATATAAATCTATTTTCTTTTTTACTAGTAAGAAAGAACTAACTAACTACATAGAGTAAAAACATACAATGATTTCAAATAGTTATCGACAAAAAGCACAAAAAACCTAACTACATAGGAACCACATAGAAATAAGCACAGAAAAAACAGGAACCACTCTAACTACCCAATAACTACATATCAACCCCAATAAAAGAACAATAATAAATGACTAGCATTATAACACTTGATACCACATAAAACCTTCATATATAATTTAAGGTAGAATGAATAATATAAGAATATAAGAATATAACAATACAACAATACAACAACAATATGGCTTCAAAACTTCGGAGTCGTTTTGGCTCGTTCCCACGAGACTACTATCTTCATCACCTAACCAAATGGTATCATTCGAAACAGGAGAACGTTACAATGGGCAATAAGATCACAAACTTCAAGGGCAAGTATGCATTCCTATCGAATTTCTACCCGCATGCACCTGTTTATCTCGATGGTATTCTTTATCCTACGGCTGAGCACGCGTATCAGGCATACAAAACCAAGGATCTAGAAGAACGCAAGACCATCGCCGGAGCACAAGGCGCTAGAATAGCGAAAAGGATGGGCCGAGCGGCAACTATGCGCGATGGATGGGAGGATGTAAAACAGAATCATATGTTCCGTGTCGTGTCCGTCAAATTCTGCTCTTGCCGAATCTTGATAGAGAAACTAGTGCAAACTGACGGGATCAAACTAGTTGAGGACAACAGTTGGGGAGATACCTATTGGGGAATGTGTAACGGTATAGGTGAAAACCGTCTAGGCGTCATTTTGATGGAAGTACGTGAATACCTAATCAAAATGAACTCTCGACAAGAGGGGGATAAATGATGACACCAAAACAAAAAGCTGCACATGAACGGAACTGGCGGATATTCTGCCTACGCGGGATGTACAACCAATTTCAACAACTTGAATGTAAAGAAGGTATGTTACTTGTTGATAAAATTCTCGGTGAAATGGGCGCAATACCAGAGACGGCGAAAAGGATCTTCGAGAGAGCTAAACAAGATCGGTTACTCGCCGAGACTGAGTCAACGCGCGACCTTTAGGAGACCAGCATTTTGACAGTTGAGGCACACATAGAGGTTGCTATATAATTATCGTATCCTAAAGATTTGGCTATAACGCCTTAACCACAGGATAGGAGATCGTCATGCTTGTACGTTTCGTCATGCTTGTACGTTTTCAATTCGAACGTTCCACAAAAGGTGCACACCGCTATTTTGAAATCAACGATCGTGGTGTGCAGCTTGACATGCAGGATGCAGTCATTGGCACTCTTTATGTCCGCAAGTCAGCTGTTGGTAACAAACCAGCACAAATGCTCATCGTCGAGATCAGCAACATAGATGCCGAGGTTGACTAATGTTAACCTCCAAGACGCAAACCGACATGCTTGTAGCTCTACAAAGCTTTGCGGAGTATACTAGTGATCTAACAAATGCTGCATGTCATATCGATATCTGCACCGCAGAGGAATGTTGCAGATGCAGTAAAATTATTGAAGCACGCAGGGTCGTTATTCAAGCCCTCAAAGAGGGAATTGAATAATGCTACCTCGCTTTGCAACAAATGCTCCTATGATGTGCAATCGTTGCACAACATTATGGGAGAACACCTCACACCCTAAAGTCATGTATGATGCACGAACGCGTCGAGGTCCCTGGGGATGGCTCTGTCAATCCTGTTTCAACCTTGAAGGTATTGGACTCGGTATTGGACTTGGGCAAAAATACGAACTGCAGTCGGATGGGCGATGGTTACTTACCGAAGGAGATAAATAATGAAGAATGCAAGCGGAAAGGAAATAGGAGATCCTCTTTCAGGTAATAGCTGTGCAGTTGGCTGTTTCTCAGGACGTAAAATGAATGAACGTATCATTGAATTGGAGAAAATGATAACCAAAAGAGAAGAACTGATCCCACCGGGTGATTATAACATCAAACCAATCTCAACGGCTCCGAAGGATGGGCGATGGATCATCTGCATGCGTATCGGGAACTTCAACTATCTCGATCGCAAAACATGGAAAATCATTAAAAACCCAGCACCACGGATGTGGTGGATCACAAAAGGGCAATGGTCCGACAAGTACATGAAGTTCTGGGACGGTATTGAACCATCAGGACTCGCAGATATCACACACTGGATGGAGATACCAGATCTCTCACATCTGCAAACGGAGAACGAAGAATGAAGAACACTGTTTGGAAGTTTATCCTTAGCACAGCTCCTTTGTTTATATTGGATATGCCAGAAGGTGCTAAAGTCGTCTCAGTTGAGGTTGTTGATGAATCTCCTTGTATTTATGCGATTGTTGATCCCAATAAACCGGTAGTAGCCCGCTACTTCGCTGTTCATGGTACTGGACATGAAATGTCTGAACATTGCATACCAGAACGGTTTAAAGGGTCTTTCATTATTGAAGGATCTGTTTTAGGAACAATAGTTTTTCACGTCTTCGATCTTGGCACTATGGGAGAATAAATATGCGAAAGATCTTAATGACTACTACACTAATGATGATGTTCGCCTTTACGACAGTAAATGCTGAAGAGCGTACATTGACTCCTATTGAGAAGGCTGCCTTTATTAAGGTAATCAAGGCACGCCTCCGAGACCCAAACTCAGCACAGTTCAGTTGGGTTCCGATGATCCGCAAGAATGTTTACTGTGGTTACGTCAATGCGAAGAACTCATACGGCGGTTATGTTGGCTTCGTACAGTACTATGGGTTTCTTGCAATCAACAAATACACAAAGAAGCCTATTGCATTGATCATCGCGATGTCTAACGGTAGCTACAAAAGTGTGCTATCAAAAACTGTTCGACAGTCATGTGCCAAGGAGGGTTACCAATGAGTAAGGTAAACGCAGCACGTGAGGAAAAGGTCGAGAGTATCATGCACGACTATATAAACGGTGCTTTTCGTTTAGATGAAGCACTTGACGAGTTCGAGAAAGTGGGCGAAGGTCGTGCTGATGCTGAAGAGAAACTCCGTGACTACTGGGAGCAAACACATGGTTGACTTCTCTGAATTCCGGGATGAAAGTTTTGCGATTCCTTGCAAGGTTACATCAGTTAAGCTTGGTATCAGTGACATTATTAACGCAGTTAAGGAACTGTGTAATGAAGCAGGAATGGGCGAACCAATTCAATACAATGTCATATTCCATGATCAAGGGGTTACCATTGATATATGGACTCCTGTAGAAAGTTTACCTCATGTCTGAGTCGCCAAGCTATGTGTTCTGTTATGAAACTGGAACTCGCTTTCGCTTGTCAAAATGGATTGAAGGCGATGAGATCCCGACGGCGACCTACAACATCACATACAACGAACATAGCCAAGTTTGCGATTGCCCATCCTACAAACAGCCATGCAAACATATCGCCATGATCACGGAATGGTTAGAACAACCTCATCCAGAGAGAACATACTTTAATGGCGAGAGTGGTACATGGCAACCACATCCATTCTCTGGTCAGCTCGTTCCTGAAGAGGTTGTAGCACATCTATTGGAGATCAAAAGATGATTGATCAACAGGTTAAGGAAAAAATCGATAAAGAGAAGATGTTACGGGAATTCCGTTATGCAGTTAACGGAGACACTTCTCCCGAAGGTATGTTTCTCCGGTTAATGGCTGGATACGATGGGTTTACGCATATAATGTCATGGATAGATGATGAAATGGGAGTGGATCCAAAACTAGTGATAGGTTTAGAAATATTATCTACCATACAAGGAATAATATTGGCACAGATATGCGCGTCTGATGCTAAAAGACAGCTTGACATTGTTAACCTTCTAAAAAGTATCAAACTCGATATTTGTGGTATCATGTTACAAGAAGCAGTAAAAAATAAAAAAACACCAATTGATTTATACATTGACATGTTTACTAAAGAGAAACTGAACAAAGCAATCAAAGAGAGCAAAAAAGCTCAAGGAAAGCGGAGAAGGATGGGCAATGATTGACATTTCCTACTGGGTAATCCGCAAGAAGTGCACGGATCTCTTCTTACCTGCGCCGCGAGGACGTGGTGGTCGTGGGGGCACTTGGGTAGAGCTTTGTCACCTGGATATTGACCCTCCCCGTCTATTCTCGGAAGAGCGTCACGCAAAGATTGCCTTACATTGGTGGTTAAAAGGAAAACTTTCCGTAAATATAACGGGAGACATTGCGTGGGGTGACTGTGATGAAGATTGGCACACTAAAGCTGTCCCATCCCGTAAGGTAGAGGACATGGAAGTTGTTCAATGCAAACTGGAGATAATATCATGACGGAGAACAAGGAAGAACATGCGATCAACCCATACTGCACTGGGTGTGATAAAAGCCCTGAAGATATCCAGGAGTACATTGATGCAGCCGATGAAAACGGCATGACACCCGAAGATTATGTTAGATCGGAGGAGGGCACCTACAACCGTATAAACGGCCACTTTCTCTGCACCTCGTGTTATACTGATGCAGGAATGCCCTCATCGCTTGAGGGCTGGGTAGCACCGTAACAACCAAGAAAGGAGTACAACATGCTTGAAGAGGAAAGGTTTGCAATGGAACTCAATAACCCCGACACCCCCGAAGACGGGTTCAGTGTTGTTGATCGTTACAACCATAACAAAATGGTCATATGCGTAACCGTCAATGACGCCTGCAGCGAAGTTGAGGCCATGAAGTTGGCTGAATGGATAGCCGAACGGCTCAGTGAAGCGGATCAGGAACGGAGATGCCCTATCTGACAACCCGTGATTTTGACAGTTGATTGTCATAGGACCTTTATGTGATAATTAACTATCATCATCAATAGAGAACAGGCTTGCTATGAGCACTCCGATCATCTACGATGACAATGCACCACGAACCGGTGGGTTTGTTAATTATTACAAAATCAATGCCAATGCGGGATTCCTGAGACACATGTATAATCTACTGACCCTTCAATGGATCAGGGATCACTCAGAAAACTTCCGGGAGCGTGCACAATGTGATCAGGAGATCCTGATCACAGAACGTAAAGTTGCCTATCACAAGAAACATCCCAACTTTAACCTTGAGGACGTAGAAGTCAAATTCAAAAAGATGAAGAACGACTTTCAAGGTAAACCCACCATTATCTCAAAGGACAAATCATGAAGATCAGGAAGAAACGGAAGATGAGGAAACCGATCACTTTCAAAGGTTTTAAGGTTTTTCTCAAAAAGGAAAAGAAATGGTCTCTTGTTAATATTATGATAGGGGGACAAGTATCTCTTATTCCGAGAGCGCGCAAAGAATATCCTGGATGTAAGCTCCGTCCGCAATTCAACAGATAGTTTTTACCACAAACCTAAATGATAGGAGAATATCATGGCCAGAACCAAGAGTGATGCAATGCCGGACCTCTCGAATGCGACGCCTTCTTTCTTGATTGATGAGATCGGAACACAACGAGTGATCAAGACGGCGGCCGAGAAGCTGGAGAAGTTCTACAAGACAGCCCTGTATGCAAGGATGGGCGACGATGAGACGACTGTTGAAGGCGAGAAATTCGCCGGTCTCATCGAAGAAGTCAACGCAAAGCGGTTCAACAAAGATAAGGCTATTGCTTTGCTGACTGAGCTCGGAGCGACCCCTGAGCAGATCGCTGATTGCCATATGAGCTCGTCATACAACAAGCTTACCACCAGCGCGTTGCGCAACGGCAACGACTAATGCGTACCTTCTACCTGAAAGTCAAAAGCGCCATCAATGGCGAGTTTTACCTTTTACTTATGGAGAAAAGAGGGTTCTGGCGGAAAGATCGAGCTGCTTTATGGTCGGAGACCTATAAGTCGATGAGGGATGTCAAGAACCTCATCCGTATCATGAAGGACCCTAGTAGCCGGGATATCTATCTAAAAGAGTCAGAGTTGAACTCACGGATGCAGTTTCCCTCTGTACGTGCAAAGAACAATCAGACATTGATGACCGGCGCAACGATGGTGAATCCGACAGGGTTCGAGTATCCTTGGTGGGATATTAAACATATCTCGTGGCCTAACATCGAGGTTAGGGACGTGCAATAACGGGCCTTAAAGGGTGGGCCGACGTGAATTCAATGTAGCAGGAGAGACATGATGGAAATGGTAGTATTTAAGAATCATGGAGAGATCGACCCTCGGTTAATTAACACGTTCGGAGTGAACGTTAAGGAAACCGAAAACCCGATCGGATTCTTTGGTACAGGGCTCAAGTACGCGATTGCGATACTTCTACGACATGAGCAGAAGATTTCAATCTTCTCTGGAATGGATAAATACACATTCGAGGCACGCAGGGAGACAATTCGGGGTAAAACTTTCCAATCAGTTTACATGAATGAAACCCGTATGGGTTTTACTACCGATCTTGGAAAGACTTGGGAACTCTGGGAGGCTTACCGGGAAGTTTATTGTAATACGAAAGATGAGAATTCCGGTACGGTATTTGTATCTGATTCAGAACCTACAGCATGTAAGGGGATTACTTATGTAATAGTTGAAGGGGTAGAATTTCAACAAGTACAGAAGAATCATTACCTGTACTTTGTTGAAGACAAACCATTCGCAGCAGATGATAATGTTGAAGTACATTATAATGCCAATAAATATGTATATTACCGGGGCGTTCGTATAGGTGAACTTGAGCATACTGCAATATTCACTTACAATATGCTCCGTGATATTGAACTGACCGAGAATCGGACAGCCAAAAGCTTATGGGAGATCTCCTATAATATTGGTAGATTTATAATGTCCTCTGATAACGAAGATCTCATTGAGACATGTCTACTTGCACAAGAAGGTACGTTTGAATTCACTGTGCAGTATAACCATCATATAGGTACTACAGGATTAAAAGTGCTTCAACGACTTATCATAGAACGACCTAACGATGTTAATCCTAATGCTTGTGCACGTTTCTACAAGCAAACTGGTATTAAACATTCACCTGAACGGTTAGTGCTCTCACCAGTACAAGAAAGGATGCTGGAGAAGGGTATTGCATTCAGTAAGTCCATCGGATTCCCAGTTACTGATTACGAAATTTATCCTTCTATTAATTTAGGTACTACTGTCATGGGATCAGCTGCTAATGGTAAGATTTATATTGCAGCACTAGCGTTCGATAAGGGAACTAAACAAGTAGCAGCAACACTCATCGAAGAGTACATTCATCTACGTTTCG